TAGTCTGGGGATGGACCTCAAAAAATTAAAGGGTAACCCCAAAAATCCGCGAACCGCAACCGACGCAAAACTTGCGATGCTAAAGAAATCACTCGCGGAGTTCGGCGACCTAAGCGGCATTGTTTACAACCGTCGAACGAAGCAACTTATTGGTGGTCATCAGCGTAAAGACGTTTTACCACCCGGTTCGAAAGTAGTTCTTACAAAAAAATATGCGAAACCAACGAAAGTGGGAACCGTTGCCGAAGGGCATGTTGTCGCCGATGGCGAACGCTTCGCGTTCCGCGTGGTCCACTGGGATGAAGTAAAAGAGAAAGCTGCGAACATCGCGGCGAATAAAGGTGCCGGCGAATGGGACCTCGATCAATTAACGAATTGGATGCGAGAACTCGAAGGCTTCGGTTTTGATCTTGATCTTACGATGTACGATGAAGACGAGCGGTTGCAATTCTTTACTGATTCGGATTTTAGTCCGGGCACCGAAGGTGAGCAGGGCGAACTTGATTCGAAGTCGCCGATTGAGTGTCCGCATTGTCATAAAGAGTTCGTGCCTGAATGATTCATTACTACACGGCGAGGGAACGGTACAAACCAATTTACACTCAGCCTGAGAAAGTTGAATTCAAATTGCTTTGTACGAAAACTTGGTTTGAAGAAACCGAGTTTGTTGCTCGCGGTCCATACTGCGCTCGTCGACCGAAAAATGTAACGACCGTTCGGCACAACGTAACATGTCCGAAGTGTCTCGAGTTACTAATACCGGAACTCGAGAAGGAACTAAATAAAATGAAAGAAGCTCATGCAAAAAACAGCGAAGCCGGAGCTTAAAATTGATTGGGCCACCCACGAGGCGGCGGAGTACGCATGTACGAAATGGCATTACTCGAAGTGTTTACCGACGGGGAAACTCGTAAAGATTGGTGCGTGGGAAGATGGCAAATTCATTGGAGTTGTTATTTTTTCTCGGGGTGCGAGTCCGCATCTACTTTCGAAATATGGGCTTAAGCAGGTCGAGGGTTGTGAGTTAACGCGAATCGCCCTAACAAAACATTCGACGCATGTCTCGAGAATTCTCTCGATAGCTATAAAATTCTTAAAGCAAAAAGCGCCCGGACTTCGACTCGCCGTATCGTTCGCTGACCCCGAACAAGGGCACCATGGGGGCGTGTATCAGGCCACCAATTGGATTTACACGGGCACTAGCGGGTCTACGATAGAATACTACGTTCGCGGTAAGTGGACGCATGTACGAGGCGCCTACGCAACGGTAAAGACGAACAAGAAACACGCGTTCAAGACTAGGGAGCGGCGCGGTAAACATCGCTATTTGTTCCCGCTCGATGAGACGCTCCGAGCTAAATTTATCCAGTTACAGAAACCATATCCAAAACGTCCGGTGGAAGCAGAAGAGTCGATGCGTTCGAGTACCACTCGAAAGATAGGCGGTGCAAGTCCGACCTCACCGGTCCATTCGCGCGCTGTTTTACAGCAAAAAAGCAGCACTCGATGACGACTAAAAAGAAAGTTCCTGGACGCCCATTTCAGAAAGGTCAGTCGGGAAACCCGCTCGGCGGGCAGCTTCATAATCCAGAAATGAGAGCGATAAAAAGACTCAGTGAGAAAGAGTTAATCGAAGTTGCAACGTTCGTTCTGAATAGTAAAGTCAGCCAAATAAAAGCGAGAATGAAACATCCAGATACTTCCGTTCTACAAGGAATGGTTCTCGGTCTTGCGCTTAAGTGTATGACTCGCGGAGACGCTTCGGCGTTCAATGCGCTCATGGACCGATTGCTCGGTAAAGTAAAAGACAATTTAAGTTTAAGTGGTTCCATCGGTGGAACTTCGCGCGTAGTAATTACTCTGCCTTCGAACAAACGCGAGCCAAATAAATGAGCGAAGCCGCCGAAGAGCTAGTCGAAGAGATAAATATAAATCCGCAAGAGGGACCGCAAACGGCGTTTCTTGAGAGTGAAGCAGACATCGTTATTTACGGCGGCGCTGCCGGCGGCGGAAAAACTTACGGACTTCTTATCGAGGATTTTCGCCATTGTGATAATCCCGGTTTCGGTTCGGTAACGTTTCGTCGTAACTCTACGCAAATTACTAAAGAGGGCGGACTTTGGGACGAGTCGATGCGTCTTTACCCACTCGTCGACGGGCATCCAAGGGAACATCGTTTAGAGTGGCGTTTCCCGAGCGGTGCTCGCGCTTCATTCTCCCATTTAGAATACGAGAAAGATGTTCTAAACTGGCAAGGTACTGCAATCGCGCTTTTAAAGTTTGACGAGCTTACTCACTTTACGCGTTATCAATTTTTCTACATGCTCACTCGTAACCGCTCGATCTGCGGAGTAAAGCCATACGTTCGGGCCACGACAAATCCTGACCCGGATAGTTGGGTAAAAGAGTTTATTTCTTGGTGGCTTGACGACAATGGTGAGTATCCTCGCGAAGACCGCGCCGGAAAACTTCGTTGGTTTATCGTTTTAAATGACGTTGTTATTTGGCGGGATACGAAAGATCAAATCCATCAACAGTACGGTTACGGTACCGAGATTCAACCGAAGTCGGTAACGTTCATCCCTTCGAAACTTCAAGACAATAAAATCCTAATGGAGAAAGACCCTGGCTATCATGCGAATCTCTTAGCGCAAGATCGAGTAACACGCGCGCGACTTCTCGAAGGTAACTGGAAAGTAAGACCGAGTGCAGGCATGCTCTTTCGTCGTGAGTGGTTTCCGATCATCGACGCTGTACCGGCGGGATGGACTCGTTCGATTCGTTTCTGGGATAGAGCCGCGACGAAACCAAACCCACAAAACCCGGACCCAGATTGGACTCGTGGCTTAAAACTCTATAAATATCCGAACGGTAAATACGTTGTTGTCGATTTAAAATCGATGCGCGACACGCCCGCAAAAGTTGAGAACCTAATTTGTAACACGGCATCTCACGATACGACTTCGGTAGAGATTGCGAGCCAGACGGACCCCGGAAGCGCCGGTAAAAAAGAGGCAGAAGTCTTTATCGCAATGCTAGCGGGTTACGCCGTTCGAAGTACGCCAAATTCGAAGGATAAAGTAACGCGGGCGAAGCCGGTATCAGCGCAAGCAGAGGTGGGGAACATCCAGGTATTACGCGCAGCATGGAACGAAGAATTCTTTACCGAGCTTGAAAACTTTCCCGAAGGTGTGCACGATGACATCGTCGATGTACTTTCGGGCGGATTTAACGAATTGACGGGCGGACTATCCATCGCCGACGCACTATAAGGGGACAATTAAAAATGAGTCGTAAAAGTAGACAAAATCGAAACAAAGTAAAGAACGTGGCTCAAGGTCCTCGAGTCGAAACCGAAATTGTCGTAAACGCGGCAATGATGCCTCCTGCACCAGCCGATGCAAATCCAAAAATAGAGAACGCGCGAATTGATAACGGGTTTGCCGAAGCGATTGGGTTTATGCAGCCGTTCGGCGGTTCGCAACAGTTTCCCGGCGGTTTCTCCGGTGTACAAGTCGAAGACTCGACAACGATGTTCGAGAATTTGCGCTGGTATCTCGTTTCAAACTTTCGCCAACTTCTTTCGCAAGCGTTCGTTGAAATTGGTTTAGTTCAAACGATTTGCGTCGTACCCGTACAAGATGCACTTCGTGGCGGCGTTCTAATAAAGTCGCAACAACTCTCCGAAGAAAATATCAAAACTCTTTTAGTCCAAGTAAAGCGCGACGACCTATTAGGTACAGCGGGATGGGCAGCGGTTTGGGAAAGACTCTTCGGTGGCGGCGGCATCCTTGTTTTGGTGGATGATCAAGACCCTGAAGAGCCATTAAATATAAACGCGATTACGAAAGACTCCGATCTGGAGTTTCGCGACGTCGACATGTGGGAACTCTTTTGGGATAAACAAAACGTCGAAGGTTACGACGCTCAACTTCAAGCCGAAGACTTTGAGTTTTATAACTACTACGCGGAGAACGTTCACAAATCTCGAGTGATGCGCCTTAAAGGTACGAAAGCTCCAAGTTTCATTCGTCCACGACTTCGCGGTTGGGGAGTATCAGTCGTCGAAGCGCTCGTTCGCTCGATAAACCAATATTTAAAAGCCACCGATCTAGGCTTCGAGGTTCTCGACGAATTTAAACTCGACGTCTACAAAATTAAAAACCTTGTGAACACTTTGCTCTCTCCCGGTGGGACGAACAAAGTTAAAGAGCGCGTGCAGATGGCGAACTGGCAAAAGAATTACCAGAATGCCCTCGTCATGGACTCCGAGGATGATTTCGACCATAAGCAAATTTCGTTCGCCGGTCTTGCGGAGTCGATGGAAGGTATCCGTCGTCAAGTAGCGGCCGACATGCGAATGCCACTTTCTAAGATTTTCGGTACTAGCGAAAACGGCGGAATGAACAACACCGATCAAAACGACATGGAGAATTATAACTCGATGGTCGAAGGTGAAGTTCGAAACAAGATCGAGCTACACATTGTTCGAATGCTCGAACTAATGTGCCAAAAGCTTTTTGGTTTCATCCCCGATGATCTCGAAATCGAATGGAAACCGCTTCGCGAACTAGGCGCGGTTGATCAAGAAACGGTAAAGACCCAAAAGTTTACTCGTCTACTTCAAGCGAAAGCCGCAAACGAGATTACAACCGAAGAGTTCCGCGATGCGTGTAATAAAGGGAATCTGTTCGACGTGCAACTCGACACCACTCTTTCTTCGCTCGAAGAGTTAGAGGGTCAGGTGAATGAAGTCGAGGACCCGGAAGGTGATAGCAACGATGGCGGTAACGGTCCGAACAAACCGGATAGTGAGCGAGTAAATCTCGGAGAAGAGCACGATAAGAAAGCCGAAGAGAAATCAAAAAATTCGATGCGAATGACAAACGTCTTTAGCGA